GATGATTTTTGGGTTGCGTTGCGCACCTTTAGGCTGGAAGGTATGAGACCTAAAAAGCCTGTTTACCCCAATGCTGAAAGAGAGCTGCGCATGATAGACCAGAAGTTGCATACGTTCGAAATTAGATAGGTGTTCCAAAAAGGAGCACCTATCTGTTTATATATATAAGGTGTAAAAGTATTAACGTAACGTATTTTTAGCAATTCCGTATAAATTACTGGTATTCAATAATATATAAAAATTTTTAAATTTTTTTTATTAAAAACTTGTATTTGTCAAAACAGATATATATCTTTGCAATGTTTTTAAAACACAAAAGATATATGATACATATTGATGCAGAACTCGTAGTCCAAGGTGGTGTTACTTACACTGAGGCACTACAACGAAATTTACAAAGACTGGCGGACGGCAATTACCGCTGTTTGGTTCTGGATAATGCACCGAACAAGGCTTTGCCGTTTCTGAAGTATTTGTTTGGCGTGGTTCTGAAAGACCTGTCTGACAAAACAGGTATTCCAGTTGATGCACTCTACAAGTATTTTGAGGATAAGTTTGCGCCAGTTCGACATGCCAAAATTGATGGCAAAATCTTTGAGTATAAGAATATCAAGGATGAGAGTAGTCAAGCTTTGCGTGACTTTACTGAAAGAATTATCACTTTTGCCGAAGAAGAGTGGGGAATCAAGGTGATGGAGCGCGATGCTCTGAAAGCGCCAGAGGCTGCTGCTCCTTATGCCGAGGCATATACAGATCAGTGGAAAAATTTTTTTAATAAATAGTTTTATAATATTTTAAGTTTTTAATTTTTATTTTAATTTTTTTTATGTCAGAGATTAACGTAATGTCACTCTTTCAGAGTGGCGCAGAGACCATCGCAGACGCAAAGCGTAAGGCTGCAAGTGAGAAAGAGGTTAAGAAGACCCAATTCTTCCAGATGAGCAAGGACGGTAAGTACACTGTCCGTATTCTTCCTAATGCACCTCTTATGGTAAATGGCGAGCCTGTATTGGACGCAGATGGCAAGCCAACCTACGCAAACAACCGCAAGTCTTACGAATACCCAGTTCAGTCGATGATTATGAGCATTGTTGGCACTGATAAGGATGGGCAGAGCAAGAATCGCTGTGTTACTGTTCCACGCGGTAAGTTCGTTGGTCTTCCGAATGATATTGTTGATGTGTACCGCACATTGGCATTGGCAGAGTGTGACAAGATTGGTGGTGACGACGGTAAAGAGCTTCGTGACAAAATTAAGGGCAGCACTTATGTAGGCGGTCTTAACTGGCAGAGCCAGCGTGTGATGTATGTTCTTGACATGAATGACCGTGAGTCTGGTATCAAGATGCTGAAATTGTCCAACTCTCAGTACAACGACTTGGAGACTCGTAAACTGTCTGAATGGGAGGATGATCCTGAGTCAGAGTGTCCGATTTCTTCAATAAAGGCTTATCCTGTTGAAATCAACAGAAGTAAGAATAACGGCAAGACTGAGTACAGTTTTACAATCAAGACAAAGCGTGTTGATGTCTTGGAGGAAGCAGAATTGAGTGCTTTGCTGGCTACGCCTCGTATTCCTGATGTGCTTTATCGCTACTCTCGTTTCCATTTGGAGGCTACCCAGGAGTTCTTGAAGCAGTACGATGACAAGCTTGGCTTGAACATCTGTCAGAAGTCAGAATTTAAGCAGGCTGTCGAGCAGGTATCAGCTGCATTGCCTTCAGATGATACTTCTCATTTCTCATTTGATAGTAAGAGCGCCGAGAATGAGGACGAGGGCGACAATGCACCTGCACCTACCGCATCTATTGAGGAGCAGATTAGTGATTTCCGCCAGCGTGCCGAGCAGATTAAGGACATGGACTTGTCTGAAAGCAAGGCGGCAACGGCTCAGTTGAAGGATGATTTGCGCACATTCTGCACTGCTAACGACCTTGTAGTTACATTTGGCTTGGGCAAGTCTTTGGACCGCTTGATTGAGGACATTGAGTATGCTCTTGAAGACAAGGAAAACGGCGGTGATGACGCTGACGGCAATGCAGAGCACAATATGGATACAAACGAGCCTGCTACTCGTCCTGCTCGTCGTGAGGTATCACACTCTGCAAGATAAGAGCAATCTACCATTTTATATATATTTTTTGTTTAGTGATTGTGGGCGCGGTCCTACGGCTGCGCTCACTTTTTGTTTTAGAAAAATGAAAGCTTTTGCATTACTAATTAACGACATTCACGCAAGTCGCAGTACCTTGCCAGAATTTGAGAAGAACTGGGACGAAGCGTTAAAAGTAGCTGAGGAGCATGGAGCTAAATATATTATTGTAGGTGGTGATATGCTTAAAGACACAGCTTCTCAGACCCTTGACGTATTAACAGCGGTTTGGCAGGCATACGACCACGCTTGTGCAGCAGGCTTTAAGTTAGTTGTCGCTGAGGGAAATCATGATAAGGTGAACCGAAACAGTATGATGGGATATAACCATATCTTTGTACCTGTTGCAGATGTACCTCTTGATGCCAGTTTTCGCGTTGTTCATACGTTCAACACTTTGGATTTAAATCCGGGTGTACGCTTGTGGGTAATGAGCTATTTTCGCGAAGATGGTGCATTTATGGATATTTATAACCGCATGTTGAAAGACTTGGATCCTGCTTATACAAATATTTTGTATTGTCATCAGGGAATCCGTGGCGGTTTGGCACAAGCTACAGAGGATGAGTTGCCTACCAACATTTTTAAGCCGTTCGATACTGTTCTTGTGGGACATTATCATGACCGCAAGGTGGTAGACAATCCAGATACTAAGATTCAGTACATTGGTGCGTCCAGACAACATAATTTTGGCGAAGATGACCAGAAAGGCTACACGCTTTTGTATCCAGATGGCAGTACCAAGTTCATTCAGAATCAAGTGAATGAGAGATACCGTACCGTGCGAATCAGTGCTGAGGAGGCAAAGACTTACAAGGAGGACAAAGCCGACAATGAAAAAGTTAAGGTGATAGTCACCTGTAAAGAATCAGAGTCCAGTGCGATTGATAAGCAAACATTGCTTGCGGCAGGTATTGACAAAGTGGAACTGGATGTGCAGACTGAGGTTTCGGAAAATGTCAAGCAGGAAGATTTTAGCAAGAAATTTGATAAGCAGGGCATTGTAACGGAATATAAAGAATATTGTGAATCGCACGATGTGGACGCCAAGTTGGGCGTTGAATATTTAACCAAGACAATGTAAGCTATGTTTAAGGTATATAATATTAAGGCAACCGATTTCTGCTCGTTTAAGGAATTGGATTTCACTCCCGAGGCGGAGCATACGACGCTAATCTTTGGTAATAACCTTGACAATGATTCTCAGGGTTCTAATGGCTCAGGAAAGTCGGCATTGGTGGAAGCTATCGCTTTTGGCTTGACTGGCGATACATTGCGCAAGGTTTCTGCTTCAGAGATTATTAACGATGCTGCATCTTCTACCACAGTGTCTATTGAAATCGGCAATGGAACAGACAGATACCGCATTGAAAGAACGGTCGGTCGTAAGTCAGCACAGGTGATTTCTTTGTATCGTATTGTCGATGGCAACGAAGAAAAGCTGGAATATAGTTCTGTAAGTGAATATAATTCTGTAATTTTGCAGCTCATTGGTGTTGAAAAGGATGATTTGTTCAACTATTTTATCCTGTCAAAGCACAAGTTTAAGCCCTTCCTGTCAGCAAGTGACAAGGACAAAAAGGAGATCATCAACAACTTCTCAGGGGCTACACTGATTGACGGCGCTATTGAGCAGCTTGGCGCTGACTTGGATAACGCAAAGGAGCAGTTGCAGAAAAGAGAGGTGGAGATGGCGAATGTGGATGGTTCATTGAAAGCTATTCTCTCTCAGATTGCTGACGAAAAAGAAGCTCTTGCGAATAAGCAGAATAGTATGGGCAATGCAATTACGAATCTCCAGAATATGATTGCTGAAGAAAGAAACAAAGCAAGTAGACTGGAAAAGCGTAAAATAGCTTTGGAAAGAGACAGAGCGGGGATCGACTTAATGAAAGAGGCAATTCGCGATCTTGACATAGCTGCTGACAAGCTAACGGGTGCGGCGATGGTTACGCGAGTTGCAAAAGATTTCCCGGATTTGTTTGCTACTGACAATGACTACAAAAAGCGTTTGTCTGAGGCAAGCGAGGCAGATGCTGCTTACGAAGAATCTTTACAAGAGCAAAAGACTGTCAAAAAGGATCTTGCCAAAAAAGCCGCCAAAAAAGCCGAGGCTGATAAGGTTCTGGCTGGTATTAAGGACAAGATTAAGGACGAAAAGGACGCTGAGACGCAAGAATTGGCAGCCAATGCGCTCGAAATAGCTGATGTTGACCAGCAGATTATGGATAACGACAAGACATTACACGATTTGTCTTACAAGATTTCTTCTTTGCAGTCGCAGAAGCAAACAGTCCAAGCTAACATTGATGGTGCTATCGCTTGTCCAAAGTGCGGTCACAAGTTTGTCTTGCTCGACGGAGTTACAGTAGAGTCTTTGCAAAAAGACCTTGCTGAGATAGACAAAAAGATTAAGGACGAAAAGAAAAGCGAGTCAACCTATAAGGACGCCAATAATGCTTTGTTTAAGCGTAAAAAAAGCCTTAGAGAGGAAGATGAGCGCATCCAGCAGACACACGCCAAGGCTATTCAGGAGCTAAATGCTAAGGGTGATTCTGCTGCTGCTGCGGTACGAGCTTATAACGAAGCGATAGATGCAAGCAATGAGGCGGATAGACAGGTATCCCGCGCTGCAAAGCGAGCGGAAGATATTCGCACAACTATCATTGAAGATGTTGAGAACATGGTGAATGCGGAAGATAAGCGTTTGGCTGACGAAATTGATTCTGTAGAGCGTGAGTATTCACGGACCAACGGCGCTATTGAATCCTACCAGTCAGAGATAGAGGAGCGAAAAAACAATTCATCGGCTCAGGAATACATCAAGCGTCTGGAGGATAAGGCTGCGAAGCTTCAAGATGCTATGAGCCAAAGCACAGATAACGTAACTGATGCACGCAATAAATGTGATGCGCTAAAGATGCAACAGGAGCATTTTAATGGCTTTAAAACGCATTTGGCTAACACAAAGATTGCAGCTCTGGCGGATATGACAAACAATTTCCTTAGCGCAATAGGCTCTGACATCAGAGTTTTGTTCTCAGGATATACCGTTCTAAAGAGTGGCAAGGTGAAGGATAAGATTTCAATTACCTTGATGCGCAACGGCGAGGACTGCGGTTCTTTCGACAAGTTTTCTGAGGGTGAAAAGGCGAGAGTGAATCTTGCAAATATTCTTGCGCTACATGAACTGACAAACGCAAATGCTTTTGTAGGCGGAGGCTTGGATTTGTTAATTCTTGACGAAATCTTGGAAGCCGTTGACGAATCTGGACTTGCAAATATGTTTGCAGCCCTCAATCAGCTGAAGATGACTTGCTTGGTAGTAAGTCATGGTCTTACCAGCGAAGCTTACCCTTATCGCTTGGTAGTAAGTAAGAGAAATGGGGTTAGTTCTATTGTTTAATGTTTAGTCGTAAGTATTTAGAAAATGTAACAAGAAAAAATGTATTAGCACTTGATTGTGCGACACATTGTGGTTTTTACCATCCCGATGAAGCTGGCACATGGGATTTGAAGAAGATTGCCAAGGCAAAGGGCTGCGGTTTACACCGGGCATTTGCTGAGACACTTCGGGATTTCTGTGTTAAGCATGACATTAAAATTGTTGCTGCTGAGAATGTCAGTTTCGTAGGGGATTTTATCGCGATGCGCCGTTTATCGGAGATTCGTGGAGTTTTGTATTATATCTGTGATGACTTGGGACTTCCAGAACCTTGCTTCATTGATGTTGCAGCTTTGAAAAAATGGGCAACAAACGACTCAAAGGCAGATAAGGCAAAGATGATTGAATTTTGCCGAAAGCGTTGGGGAATTGACCCAATAGATGATAACATGGCGGATGCCGCACATATCTTTAATTGGTTTGTACAACTGTATCAATTATAATGAACAGACAAGAACGAAGAAGAGCGCAGAGAAGAGCATTAAAGCACCAGGACTATCTGGTGCGCCTTCTGAGCGCATACATGAACTTGCTACGCGAAATCCCAGAGGATCTTACTGATGATGAGATTGACTACTGGCGACGCGAAGTGAACAAATTTTTTTCAATACTGAATAACAGGTGGGTATCTTACTGCCAGACTCAACAGCTGATGCTTGATGATGTTTTTAAGCAAAACGTACATGAGATATGGCAAAGAACAAAACTTGCACAGAAGCTGAAAAAAGACTGAAAGATTCACTGTTCAGAAAGTACATCTTGCCTAACGTGAATATGGTGTACAAGCTCTGCATTAAGTACACATTCAATCGCGAACACATTCAGGACAATTACGTTGATGTCCTAACAAATCTTTACAAGTATATCCTAACTTATGATGAAAGCAAGTCTATTCAGACATGGATTCACATTTGTACAAAGCGTCATGTGCATACGCTGGATATTACGAGAGCAAAAAAAGAAATGAAGGATGACAGCGTGAGCGTAGACATGGATGCGATTGCAGACACTCCTTATGATATTGCCTATGACAGCAGTAACGATGTTGCTGTTACGTTGAGTAATTATAAGGAAGTATACGACGACGAAATAGTGTACGCGCTGGGTCAGTTGAAAGAATCTTATCGACGAGCCTTTCTGTTACAGCAGGCTGGCTATCAGTTGAAAGAGATTGCTGAAATTGAATATCACGCAGGGGCACTGAAGACTAATAATATTGAGACAGTAAAAACAAGATTATTTCTGGCAAGAACGCAATTAAAAGAAATTTTAACACGAAATGGAAAACTCAGAGCTTTGGAGGAAAGCGGAGTTGATCTTCAGAAAATTTGAGATTAAACTCCCTGAAGGTGGTGAAATGATACGGATTTTAGAAGATTGGCAGTCGTGGGCTGCTCGGCGAGGCTATGCGCACGACCCATCAATCTTCTTGGTTGATTATTTAATATTCCATCTGCATAACAATAGGCATAATGCCTATTTCAACACCCGTGTGGCTGTTAAGAACTATTTTTCGCAGAACTCACGAAACAAGTTTTTGGCAGAGAGAAACTCAAAACGTGTTTATTGCGAGGATTTATGGTTAAAGTCGGGCGGAATCCAAAGAGCTGAACTATATGATCTTATCAAGAATCGCAAGCAGCGCAATCCAATGGAAAAATACATTGAAATGCTGGGCGAGGACGTGCTGAAGAAAATCAACTTGGAATTTGAAGATGATAATTTGGCATTTGGGCGTTGCAAAACAAATACGATGCTATGGTCTCCAGCCAGTCGCATTTGCGCTGCTTGCCGGTTCATTGATAAGTGTAAAGACGAGTTAAGTAAAAGAAATTCAGAACTTTATAAGTTAAGAATTGAATGGAGCAAGAAGCAGAAAACACAGGGTGCCTAAGTGAGGCGTTCTTGTTAGAGTTGTTCGGCGCAGTTGTGGAGCACGATTTTATTTGCTCTATCGTAGCAAATCATTTGATGGAAGGGTACATGCCAGGCAAAAAGTTTGATGCCCTGTTAAAATCCATCAAGGAATATTACGACAAATATAAAAGTGCGCCAACCTGGGGATATTTAGAGCAAGCTTGTTCCTCGGATCGTGACGGACAAAAGACCCTGAAAGAGATTGCCGACAGCTATAGCGGTAACTTCAATCAGGAAGCTTGTCTGAATCAGTTGGAAGAATACATTAAAAATGTAAGATTCCAAAAAGATTACAAGGAAATCTATGACTTATATAAGTCCGGCAAAACAAGAAAGGCATTCCATAAATTAAAGGATTTGTCCGACTGGATGGAGGAGTTTACGTTGCAGGGCAGCGAGTTTCTTAATGTTGTCGATGAATATGACGAATCTTGGCGCGAGGCAGAGCTGAAACGCAATATGTCTGACGGCAAGCTGCCTGTATGCCAATTCTTCATTCCTCAGTTGGATTCTATGAATGGTTCTCGTTCGTTACGAGGGCAGCTGACTTGCTTTATGGCATCAACTGGTGTGGGTAAGAGCCATGTTTTACGCTATATTGGCGCATCTTACATCAAGATGACTAAGCATATAGTTCTGCACATCCAGTTGGAGGGTTCTAAGGACGAAGCCAATTATGCTTATCTTGCCACGATTTCTAAAACTTCATCGTATAAAATCAGCACGGCGAATTTAACGCCAGCGGAAAAGACTGCGGTGGATAAAGAAATCAAACGGACACAGGGTCGTGTGTTTGTCCGCGCATTTGAAAAATTCGGCAATAAGGTAACAACTTCTGATATTAGGAATGTCATCGAGGAATTTAAAAAGAAAAAGGGCATGTCGCCGGACATTATCATCATTGACTCAATGGATTTGCTGGCATCGCGTAATCGTCTGAGCAATGATAAGGAAGTCCGTTTTGATCGAGTTCAGGTATCGCAAGACTTAAAGGATATTGCAGATGCTTATAATGCGTGGGTGGTGGTCAGCTATCAGTCTACGATTGAGAATCGTGAGTTTCTGAATGATGAAACAAAGGTACTGACTGAATATAACTGTGCTGAAGCTAAGGGTATTTCCAGAGCCTTGTCACATCTGATTACTCTGAATTGCTCAGAATCAGAACGCAAGAACCATATTATGCGACTGCATATTGCAAAGTCACGCTTCTTTAACCGTGATGAACCGACTGTCCGAATCGTGACAGCGTATGACCGGGAATGTTTCTGTGATGACGCTGCTACAGTAGCATTAGAACAACAAACTGAATAGCGATGGAAATTGATTATGACACCAAAGTTCAACTGATAGAAGAACTACAAATAACGCTGCGTGCCAAGAAGGACGGCTCAGGCAAGAACCTGATTGTTCCTGAGTGTCCTTACTGCGGGCACGGCGGTGGTAAGTTCGGTATTTACATAGGTCCTCCGACAGGACGCAAGCAGCCTTTTATGGCTCATTGCTTCTCCTGCGGGCATAGCACAAAGGATATAAACACATTGCTGCGTGATGTTGGTCGTCCTGATTTGGTTGTAAAAGACTCATTTGAGTTCGATAAGACACCACTTGATTCGATCAATTTCATAGACGAGGTGGACGAGCTGGATACCGATTTAACTGAGATTACCCTTCCAGAATATTACAAGCGCACATATTGCCACGCATATCTGAAGAAGCGAGGCTTTGTGGGACGTGATTATTCGTACTTTGAGGTAGGTACAACGAGAGGGTACAATTTCAAGTTTAACGACTATGTAATATTCCCTATAAAGGAAGAAGATGTTCCTGTTGGCTATGTAAGCCGTCATATTATGGGGAAAAAGGAGATTGACGAATACAATGCAAAAGCATCGCAGTTGGGAAAATACAAAATTATGCGCTATCGGAATAGCACGGAAAACGATTTCGTTAAGCTGCTCTATAATTATGATAGCGTAATCGCTGGGGAAACAGACACTGTTATTATCGTGGAAGGCATCTTTGATGCGATTGCATTGACGCGCAAGCTAAATCTTTACGATAATCATCAGATTGCCGTAGTAGCAACTTTTGGTAAGAAAATTTCCGATGTCCAGATGTATAAATTACAAAGCAAAGGCGTTGATACTGTGGTCATTGGCTATGATGGTGATGCCAGTAAAGCTATCATTAAAACAGCCAACCAACTGGGTGAATATTTTGACCGAGTTTTAATTGCTGACATTTTAGATGAAAAAAAAGACTTCGATGATATGGATTTTTGGGAAATTTTTGATATTTTCGCAGGCGAATTAAAAACAGTTAGTGAATACCAATTAACAAATTTTAGAATGTAATATGATTACAGACGAGCTGACACAGTGGTTAGACAATAACCACATCAAGTACAAACTGCTGGAGCAAGACAACCTGTTTGAGGTTGAAGGCAAGGGAGTGTTTGTCTATGAAGACGTGGAGCAGAAGCGTTCATTATTCGACGTGGATAAAGAGGGCAATGCTACTTATGCGTCCGATTATCCCCTGCCTTATTATGGCACACAGGGCATAGAGTTCATTTGTTTTAAGTTCGGCGATGTATTTTATTATTTCGGCATTGCAGACACCTTTCAGTTTAATGAGCTGAAATATATTGGAACGCCATTGACTTATGAAACAGATGTGCGCTATGTGAATTTGGGCATACATACACCATTTGAATTGCTTAACGGCAGCTTTGGCGTGAAAAAATGGATTGAAAAGGCAAAGTTCCTGGGGCATGATGCAATAGGTATCTGCGACATGAACACAATGGCAGCGACCTTAATCTTGCAGGAAGAATGTAAGGCAGCGGGAATGAACTTTGTGATGGGATATTCCCTGAACTTTGTTGAAAGCGGACATACGGTTGGTGCTAAGGTATATGCGAAAAATCTTGACGGATTGCAATCATTACTGCGTGTCCAGAAATGTATCAATGTGGATTCAGATGACAAGACCATCAGCATACAACAGCTTGTTGAGCATAGCAAGGGGCTGTATCTTGTGATGGGTAAACTGTCAGCTGCATGGATATTGGATTACGCAAGTGATGACCAGCTTGATACATTTTTGGGCAATTTTGAGGGTGCTTTCTTTCAGGTTGATTTGAATGAGTACAAGGCAGAGCGTATTGATGTTGCATTGCTTAATTCCCAGAAGCTGTATTTTGATGAAATCTACGGTAAGCTGAATCTGCCTCCGATTGCCATTGCCGACTGTTATTATCTGGACAAAGACAACGCGCGGAACAAGATTATTCTGAATAAGATTGCAAGCGGTGCTGCCCATGAGCAGAGTGACGAGCAGTATTTCAAGAACAATGATGAGCTTCACAAGCAATATCTTGAATTATTTGCCGATGCTGAGCGAGGCGAGGCTGTCTTCAGGGAAGCATGTTATAACACGACTGTGATTGCTGACAATGCAACAGCTGCTTACGAGACAGACAGAAACTTTATGCCGCAGTATGACATGACTCCAGAGGAACAAGAGAAATACGGCGACAGGCATACAATGTTCATACAGTTGCTGGAAGAAGGCTTTAAAAAGCTCGTTCCGGCGGGCAAGGAAGAGATTTATCGCAAGCAGCTTGAATACGAAAAATATGTACTTGAAAGTACGAACAATGTAGACTATATGCTTGTGCAGTATGACACTTGCAACTGGGCGAGAGCAAATAATATTTTGGTTGGCTGTGGACGTGGTTCGGCTGGTGGCTGTCTTGTTTTGTACCTACTGGGTATTACACTGATAGATCCAATTAAGTACGACCTTATCTTTGAGCGTTTCTTGTTGCCTGAACGAGCTGGTCTTGAACCTGAACAGGTAACGCTGATAGGCGGCGACAAGGAAAGCACCCGATATGTCGAGCTGACTTTGGAAAATAACAGAACTTATAAGTTTCATCCAGATGCTGAACTTAAAGTTAAGCGAGGCGACAGCGAGGAGTACATTACAGTTTATGCGGATGAATTGCAGGAAGGCGATGACATTCTATTCGACAACAAGGATTTATTATTCACATTAAACGAGATTTAAGATGGAGACGATATTGACTGAAGAATTTCAGAAAGTAATTGATTTGGTAGAGGATACCAATGATTCGATTTTGGTTACTGGAAAGGCAGGATGTGGCAAAACTACTCTGCTGAAGTATTTGGTAGAAAACCTGGACGTTAAAGAGGCTATTGTGGTTGCTCCGACAGGCGTTGCAGCGGTTAATGCAGGTGGCGCGACAATTCACAAACAGTTCATGCTGCCTATTGGTGTTCTCAGCTATGACGAGCTGAAGAAAAAGCGTATGCCGTCACACCTTGCTGACGTTCTCAGAACTATAGACGTTCTGATTATTGATGAGATTTCAATGGTCCGTGCAGATATGATGGATGCTATCGACTACCGTTTGCGTCGTGAGCGACACAATGAAGATCCGTTTGGCGGTGTTCAGGTGGTTATGTTTGGAGATTTGTACCAGCTCGCCCCTGTTGTAAGAACAGAAGAAAAAATCGCATTGAACGCACGATACGGCACGAATTACAATTTTTTCAATGCCAAGGTGTTCCAAGATGCAGCCGGATTCCATGTCGTCGAACTGACACATATCTTCAGACAGTCTGATCCGCAGTTTATCGACTTGCTGAATCATGTCCGTGACTATACAGTTACTGAAGATGAGCTGGACTTGCTTTCTGAATGTGTAGATATTAAGAAGGCAAATGAGGTGGATGCAAAAACCTTGCATTTGGCGACCCATCGTGACATTGTAGACAAGATTAACACCACACAGCTTGGCGAGCCTGAAAAGGAATACAAGGCTGAATTTAAAGGTAATTTCCCGACATCAAGCTGTAGCTGTGATGAAACTCTGAAGTTGCGTGTCGGCGCTCGTATTATGATGCGAGTAAACAGCAAAGGGCTGTACCATAACGGTACATTAGGTGAGATCGTAGCTCTTCAGGACAATACCATTACAATTAAGACAGATGACGGAGTTACAGCAACTATCAGCCGTCATACATGGAAGAACTATGGCTATAAGGTAGTCAAGAATGAAACAGACGGAGTGGCTACAACTACGATTGAGAAAGAAGAAATCGGTTCTTGCAGACAGTTCCCAGTTAGTCTGGCATGGGCAGTGACAGTTCACAAGGCTCAGGGACTGACCTTTGACAATGTAATTCTGCATGTCAAGAGAATATTTGCAGCTGGACAGCTTTATGTTGCTCTAAGCCGATGCCGTACTTTGCAGGGCATTACGCTTGATTGCTATGTCACACGCAGAATGATACGCAAAGACGATGATTTGAAAGCGTTTGAGCATGAATATACTCGACGCGGCGGTAAGTATGGAATAATTTGATTACAATGAAAGTTACAAAAATTGAAGTAAAGCAGTCTGCCAAGCCCACAACTTGTGTGGACTGCTATATCGACAACGGTTACGTTCAGGGCGAGTCAGGCTCTCTCCCTGATGTTGATGTGGATTATGAATCAACACGCCGACAGGAAGTAAAGGAATACATCGAAAGACGATATAACCATGACGGCTTGCAGCGAGTCTTCTCAGCTGGTACATTGACAACATTGCAGTTGAAGGCGGTTATTAAGGATGTATGCCGTGTGCATCGTGTGCCAATCAGCTATACAAACTATATGACGGCAATCCTTTCAGATGATTTGTCGTCATGGACGGACCTGATGAAGTTTGCTGCCGTAAACAAGAAGATACGCTCATTTGTGCATACTTATCCGAAGGTATTTGAGGACATTCGCACGCTAATGGGACAGCCTCGTTCTTCATCAATTCACGCATCAGCCTTGCTTGTTACTCCCGATCATAAGGATGGCAAAACAATGGAATGCTTCGATTTCACGCCAATCAAAAAAGTGGACGGCGTACTTGTCTCAGAGTTGGACGGCTATAGTTTGGATGCTCAGGGATTGCTGAAGAATGACTGTTTGGGTATTAAGGAGCTTTCAAAGCTGCATCAGGTAATTGATTTGGTAAATGAGAATTATCACGCTGGGATAGATTTTCAAGGCATCGTTCAGAGCGGGCTTGATGACGATAAGGTGTTTCAGATGCTTCGTGCAGGACATACAAAGAACATCTTCCAGATGTCTTCAGCCGGAATGACCAAGCTGTTAAAGAGCATTAAGGTGAACAGTATCGACGACTTGATTGCTGCAAATGCACTGTTCCGCCCGGCTACCCTGGCATCAGGCTCTGCCCAGCGATATGCAGATATTAAGAATGGTGCTCCTGTAACATATCTGTGGGGTACATTTGATTCATTGAAGTCTACATACGGACAGCTGACTTATCAGGAACAGCTTGTAACCATTGCAAGAGAGGTAGGCGGTTTCTCGCTGGCTGAGGGTGTAAAACTGGTTAAGTTCATTTCCAAGAAGAAAGTGGATAAGATTTTGAAGCTGGAAAGCAAGTTTATGGCTGGTGCTAAGAAGAAGGGATGCCCTGAAGATGATGCTAAGGCTATATGGGAGCTATTTCAGAATGCAGGAACCTATCTGTTCAATAAGTCACACGCTACTGCATACGGTGTAACGGCTTATGTCGGCGCATGGCTAAAGATGTATTACCCTACCGCTTTCTATACTGTAGCATTGGAATACGCCAAGGACGATGAAATTACAGAGCTGATGTCGGAAATGTCCGCATGGTCAAGTGCAAAGGTAGTCGCTCCAAGCATCAACCACTCAGGTGTCATCTTCTTTTCTGATTATGACAAAAACGAGATTTACTGGGCTTTGAGCAAGATTTCATACGTTGGAGCCAAGACAGTTGAATATATCGTTCAGGAACGTGATGTCAGAGGTCCGTTTACATCTTTGGAAAACTTTATCTTCCGCATATTCAAATATAAGCTGGTAAAGTATGAGTATTGGGATAACCCTCAAAACCCAGACGAGGCTGCGCAAATCCCTGTGAACGCAAGACATGTGCGCAATCTTATTCTTGCCGGTTGCTTTGACGAAGTAGAGAACATTACGGACTTGACGAAAAGATATGACTTACTGGAGCAGGCTGCGAATATCTTAGGCTTTAAGCTGAATGACCGCGAGTTCCCTGAGCAGTTGCGTGATAAGCATTATTTCTGGGCACAGCGACAGATTGACGTGAGTGCATTGGGAGATATTGATTACAAACGTATTTATACAACATCATCTCTCTGTACGTCTTACAACAGGCTGCAATACAAGTACAAGGAAATTCTTGAAATCAGAGAACCTGAACTGGACGGTACAAATTGCACAATCTGTGCTACCATCGTTGGTATGGATGAGCATAACTATGTCGGACAGCGTGATGGTCTTAAAAAGACATTCTGCAAGCTCACTCTGATGCAAGGAACGAATACCATCCAGATGATTCTTTGGGATGGAGTGTACAAGGAATACTACGAGACTTTGAAGGACGCTAAGAATAAGATTATTTGCGCAACATGCAAGGTGCAATATTCGTCTTTCTCTAACACTAATGAACTGGCGAGTGTAAAAACAACAAAATTGATTATAATCTGATGAAACAGCAGACGATAATATGTATAGTAGGCGATAGCGGAAGTGGAAAAACTTTTGCGTCCCGTGTTTTGGAAAAGCGTTTTGGTATTCCGGCTATTGTGTCGTACACGACAAGACCAATTCGTGAAGACGAGACAGATGGCATTGAACATTGGTTTGTCAACCGCCGTGATGTTCCCAGCCATGACATAATGATGGCTTATACTAAATTTGGCGGCTATGAATACTGGACGACTATCAGCCAGTTTGAATCGCACCTTGTCTGTACCTATGTCATTGACGAGGTAGGGCTGAGAGAGTTGGCGAGTAAAGTAGATACGGGATTGTTCAGACTGTTTACCGTAAAGATAAAAAGAATGGACAAGCGCGGTATTGACAAACAGCGTATTGAGCGCGACAAAGAGCGCATGGAAATTACCGACAGATACTTTGATGCGGTGATTGACAACGACGGTACGTTGATGGATTTTGAATATAAGATTAACAAATTAGCAGAAAAAATATTATTATGGCAGCAATTAGCACAGTAAAACCAATGCTCGCCTTCACTCTCGACTTTGAGACAGGCGGACTTGAATGTCAGAAATCAGCGTGTACGCAGATTGCAATGCACGCGGTCCGTATTGATACGTTTGAAACGATAGGACGATATGTGATGTATATATCGCCTTATCATAAGAAGGACATCGGCTGTACTAAGAAAGTGTTGCGAAAAACAACAGACGAGCAGCCATTGATGGAGTATTCAGATGTCGCCTTGACATATTCGGCAATCACGATGGAGATGCTCAATTCACAGGGCGTAGATATTAAAGAAGTGGCAGCGGGTTGCGTGAACTTTATGCGCGAGCAATGCGAAAAGGCATCTGCCGGACGTAACAAGAAGCCGTTTTTGATTGGTCAGAACATTGTGTTTGATATTGGCTTCCTTCAGCAGCTGATGGAGTATGGCGGACAGGCTAAGGAATACTCCAAGTATCTCAGGGGCGTTACTGATTTTTACGGTAATTTTCAGCCTACTTATATCGACACTATCCTGTTGGCACAGCTTGCATTTGCCAATAATCCTGAAGTAACCAGTTACAAGCTGGAGCTGACAGCTGAACGATTGGGTGTTGAATTGATTGATGCCCACGATGCAGATGCTGACGTTAAGGCTACAACGGATGTATGTGCTGTCTTCAGCCGCCGAATGAGAAATGAAAACGGCGAGGCAGCAGAGACTACCGACAATAAGGCTGAAAAAACAAGGACACATTTTAAGTTATAAGGTTATGGGAGACTTGAACATCCAGAATCAAGACGTGGAAGAGCCTGTAGTTACGTTTAAAGCATTAAGCGACATTACAAGGTTAGGAGTAAACACTCCAGACGGCGTTGAACTGATGAATATCTGTGGATATGGGCTTAAAATCAATATCAATCGCGATATGATTAACTCTGTCGATGACGTGGAGGCATTGCTCGACGGAATTAAAGATTTGTACCGCAAATTAGTGATGGATAGCCTGCTTTCTGGCAAACAAGAAAAGGCTTGATTTGCTATTATTAAGAAACATCGTAAGTTGCGGTGTTTCTTAATTTTTTTATGTAAAAATGGGCGCAGGTAATAATATTTCTGGTGATGAGCGAGATTTTTGCAATCTCTTGGTGTTCGGCGTTGAGCCGTTTGGCGGTGATCCAGTGCGCTGCTACGTTGAGGTGTTTCAGGATGATTCCCCTTTCGTGTTAAAAAACGCGCGTGAATTGATGGAAAGACCGGGCGTAAAAGAATATCTGGAAGAATTGCGTACAAAGGCTCAATATACGCCAGAGGAAATCAAAAGCAGGCTGACGAATAAATTGTTGGCAATTATGGACGAGTGTTCGCATGGCACATATT